AAGCCATCCAGCCGAAAGAGCCAAATACACATGCAAACAAAAGCATTTCAATACCATCGTGTGTAAGATAGTAATACTTTACTTTATTCCATAATTTTTTCATTTTAAAAAGTCCGATAAATCTGAGTCTGCTTTTACTTTACGCTTCTTTTTCTTTTTATCTTCGTCGTATAACTCTTTAACTTCAACATCAACATGTCTTACTTTTTCAATACGATCACGAAGTGTATCAACAAACGCTCCGACTACTTGCTGAGACATGTCATCGCCATGTACATTATCAACAAAATTTTCAATGCCAGATTTTGTTAAATACTTGAGTTTAATATCCTGCTGTTTCTTTTCTTTTGCAATACGTCGAAGAAATGCGTACCAAGTAATTTGAGTAAAATAAGCAAATGCGTTTGGTTTGCCAGTTCTTGTTGCTGCTTCAAGATTGTAGTTCTCAATAGCCTTCAAACAATTTTCAACAGCATCCATTACCATTTCTTCGCGATATGTGTAGCGAATAAAGTTAGATTTGTGAGACAAACCCTCAGCTATTCGTAAGAAACAGCTGGCAATATAGTCAGGTACAATGGGAAGTTGTTGTTGTTCATTTTTCTTAGCTTCTTGTACTGTTGTAACATAGTCAACAACAGCCTGAGAAAACTCGGCATTATTTACATAGTGTATGCTTGCGCGTTTTGTGCGTGCCATGTCGCCTCCTTTAATTATATAGATCAATTATATACTAATTTGCTGTAATTGTACACCCTATAATTTTATTCTTAATGTGAAAAATAGTGGTGTACTTTTCCGGAGAATATGGTATAATAATATTAAGGTTTTTCCGGTAGGGAGATACTACTCTTCGAGTGTTTTATACTGCCACTCATCTGTATGTCCAACAGACCATTTTGGTTCTGTTTCTACACGATAGTTTTGAGTACATACTTTAAAGTCTGGCGTTTTTAGCTTCGAAGGAATTAAACTACTATCTCGCCAGATTACGCGGTTGTTTGGTTGTGCAGCAAACTGTCCGTTATCTAAGCGAATAACGTTAAACGATTTATGCTCCGGATCGTGTTCAGAAAAATTAGTATCTAAAAGAGAATGATCCTGATGACAATTATCGATAGTAAATTCATATTCTCCTGTATGCATTTTTCTATCTTTACCGAAAAATTCACAATTAGATAGAAGAGGTTTTTGCGTGACAGTTAAGTAATAATCAAAGCAATCCCAAAGTTGCAAAACATCAAGAGGAAGTAGATCATCAGGATTGTAGTCATCTTTCCATAAAAAAGCAGATATAGGAAGTTTGTCATATAAAGCTCCGTATTCTGTAAGAAGAGTTTCAAAGTAAAGTGCTTTTCCTGTTATTGATTTAGCTGATACCCATATGCCCGGCGTGAGCTCACCGTGGCCTGTTTCTAAATCGTATAGGTATTCTTTTCTAACGTATACTGGTGTAGGTGGAAGGGGATGTATTAAAAAAGCCATTAGTGCATTGTCGTCCGTGGTTTAAATTGAATTACATTTGCTTCATTCGAATCAGAACTATTTTCATCTAAAGATTCTAGTTTTGCATCGATGAAGGCATCCATTTCTTCTTCTGAAAGCTCAGATATATCGTCTGCTAGTTCTGATATATCAACTCCGCTTGATTTAAGTTTATTTATCTTGTCAGTTTCAATTAAAGAAGCAGCGTAATGATGCATCACTGTAGAAGAAGGAGTGGTTTCAGATATAACATGCACTCCATTTAGCACAGATAATTCGCTTAAGTCATCTTGAAATGTTACCCAAGGTTTAAAGGTATAATATCTGACACTGTTTTCATAATCATCTACAGCGATAATTCTCATGCATCTACGAACAAGAATCTCTGCACTTTCGTCATCAGAGTATTGTACAACTTCGCATATGATTTCATCATTATTAGTTAGTTTTAACTGTTTAATATCAAGTGTCATTTTTTAAATTTATCTTTACTGTTTTAAACGTAAAATTTTCTTTTTTATACATTTTTAATCTCTCAATAGAGTGTAAGAACGCGAAGTTTTTACGAGCTCTCCATGATAAATTATCTATAATATCATACAAGTTAGTCGTTCTACCATCATCGCTTTTTCGTAATCCTCTACCAATACTTTGTAATACTCTTATTTGTGATTTACTTGGTGATGCAAATATGATATTATGAAGGTTCTTAATATTAATACCAGTACTAAATGTTCCTAGCGATGCAACTATGATAGCATCATCTTGTTTTTCTACAATAGCTCTGATAGCTTCTCTATCTTCAGTGTCTGTTGATCCAGAAACGAAAAATACCTTTCTACCTTTATCAACTTTATTATCTATAACGTCGAATAAAACTTTCCCGTGCTTTTCTACAAATTGAAATAGCACTAGTGTATTACCTTTTAGATCTACTGAAAGATTAGCTATAAACTGATTTCGTTTCTGGTGTGTAACAATAAAATCTATTTCTTGTTGATAGGTTTGTTTGCCAAATGATTTTCTAAACTTCTCGTCGTATAAAAGCTCGACTCTCCTAATATCAAGTTTTGCGAGAGTATTGTTATCTTGTAAGGTTTTTGTTGTGGTAACGCGGTATATTTTACCGAATAAACCTTGGAGTACGAGTTCATGTGTTTGAGCTCCATCTAATGTGCCGGTAGTTCCAAATCTATATTCAGCATCGCATGCTTTATTCATAATAGACATAAGTGATTTAGACTTGAAGCCATGACACTCATCGCCAATTACCATGCCAAATTGTTGAAACCATTGTTTAGGCAATTTATAAATCGATTGCCATGTACTGATTATAACATTTTTCGAAGTATTTTTATCTTTGCCGGAATAAATCCTATGACATTCGTTTTCAGTATCCATTCCGTACTGTGCGAAGTCATTATGCATTTGTTCAACAAGCGAAGTGGTTGGCACAATAACTAATATTTTCTTATTGATTGATAAAAGATCTAAATAATATTGTATAAGAACATATATAATTAGAGATTTGCCAGATCCAGTTGGTGACAGCAGTATTCCTCGTTTGCGGTGCAAACCGGTTGCTACTGCATCAAACTGGTAATCTCTTATTTCAAATGGAAGATTTAACGAAGTGATGTAATCGTATAATTCATTTATATTAAGAGTATTGCAATCGTCAGGCTTGCCATAAAATTTCGAATCTTCTACTAGTAGTTCATACTCGCGGTGTTCACAGAATTTTAGCAGATGGCTAAATAATCCAGCTGGCAATTCTTGAGTAGACATCGCAAAAAGACGTATTCTACCATCCCAAAGCTTATTTCGAAATGCTGGCATGAATTTATAACCAGGCACAAAAAAACTAAAAAACTCGTTTAGTTCTTGAGCTGTACCTAAGTCACAGTCTACATGCATAAATGCATAATTTAGTAACCTGACTCGAATTGTTTCCATTTAATTATATTTGATATCGTCTGATGACGCCAGTTAAGATTGTTAATTATGTCTGTTAATGTATCTATAACTGTCTTATAGTACTGTATTTTTTCTTCAGATTTCTGAATTTCAGGATCGCTATCATAATAATAATCAAGCTCACCTTTAAGTATTTTAAGACCGTTAAAAGGATCAACTTCCCAACCAAGTTCCTGTAAGGTTTCATGATCCATCTTACCATTATAGTATAACCATTTCTGTTTTAATAAAGTTTTCTGTTGAAACTCGGCACGTTTTAGTTGGAGCTTATACGTTGAAAGAAGCTCCAGATATTTTGCATGTAAGAGAGGTTGTTCGCGTGAGGATTTATCGAGTTCGTTTGAATCGATAATGCAGTCTTTTGCCCACATTTCGTGGATGGATTTCAAATCAATCATAATATACTCCAGATATAATTATATATTATATCATAGAATGCAGTAAAAGTAAACTACTATTCCCATCTTTGTTCGTCTTCATTCCAGCTGTAATCATTTCCATCACTTGGATATGCAACAGGAGATTCCCATACCCAATCGGAATCATTTAATGTCCATGAATTATATGGCTGAGGTGCATAAAAAACATCAGCAGTTCTATCATAGTTCCAATCTACACCTGCAAAATTTTGTCTTAATGGAGTACCACCTTGAGTGTGAACACCATTTATAGTATTATAAGAAGTCTGTAACCATTCACCAGGACTTGTGTCGACAAAATTGTCAATAAATTCTTGTTCAGCAACAATTACTTTTACAACTTTACCATTCAATACTTTAGCAAAATGTGCCATGATTATACCTCGTATCTTATAATAACAACGCCTGATCCACCTGCAGCAGCTGCACCAGCGTTCCATGCTGATGAACCACCTCCACCACCGCCAGTGTTTGCTGTTCCAGCAGTCATACCAGTATTTGATGTAGTATATCCACCACCAGTTCCACCACCACCAGAGCCACCAGCAGCGTTATAACCAGTTGTGTATGTACCGCCTCCTCCGCCGCCGCCTCTTGCAGTAGAAGTTCCATCTATTATCGAAGTTACACCATTTCCACCAGCGCCACCTGCTGCATTTGTATGATCAGTACCTGTGGCATTTGCACCCACACCACCAGCGCCTCCGCCTCCTCCACCGGCATGTGTATTTGTGCCTGGCACTGTGCCTCCGCCATATCCTTGTCCAGCGGTTCCAGATGAAGGCCCTAATACACTACTTCCAGCTCCATTTCCACCACCAGATCCTCCGTTTGCACCCTGTCTATTTGTATTCCATGATCCTCCTCCACCGCCACCGATAGAGGTAATGCTATTAAACACTGAATCATTACCATTTGTGCCTCTAGCGGAACCACCATTATTACCGCCTGGACTTCCAGCACCACCTGCTCCAACGGTAACTGTATATGCACCAGGAATTACTCCAATAGCACTTTCAGCAACTCCTCCTCCACCAGATGATGAACCGGTGACATTGCTTCTGTATCCACCTGCACCTCCACCAGCAGAGTGCTGAGCACCTCCTCCTCCACCACCAGCGATGACAAGATACTCAACATCCAATGTTCCATCACCGCTTACAGTAAATGTTCCTGATGATGTAAAGGTATGAACACTATAGAGTTTACCATTTATTGTAGCAGTAGTTTGGGTTCCACCTAATGCACTAGCACTTCTTCTTTTTGCAATTCTTTTGTATGTATCAGCTGTCCACGTTTTTAATTCTTCATTTGTAGTATCATAAAGAATAGTACCACCAGCAGCACTATCTAAGGATAATGCAGCAACTTCTGCAGAATCTAATCTAGGCACTTTTATTCCGGAATTAGATACACCTGTTAAGGATAAAACAGTGGCAGAATCTACTCCACCACCGCCACCAGTACCAAGTGAGGATCCTAAATTTGTAGCAATGTCGCGTGAACGGCTCATTTAATATCCTATGCGTATGGTGAATCACCAAGTGTTGCAGTATCCCATGCAGCTTTAAGTTCTGCAATGGTTGTTGCATCAGTAATTGCAGAAGCAGCAGGTGCATCGCGAAGAGCAGTTTTCTTTGTTGCAGCTGCAGCTTTTGCAGTTGCATCATCGTCTTCGATAGCACGCATATACTTTACGTCTTCTACTTCCAATAGAGGTTTACGAACCTCACGAATCTTATCTTTGAATAATACTTTTGCGGCATCCAGGTCTTCACTGATTACATCACCAGACAAAGACCAAGCACCACGGAAATGACGATCAGATGGCACAGTTACTGCACTTGCATCAGCCTGATTTCCATCCTTGTCAACGATATAAGTAGTTGCCATTTTAATCTCCTAAGCAGCTTCTTTATTATTTATATTAGGATCTATCTTCCAAGCATTTCGCCACTCTCTCGTCTGAGGAAGTTGCTCTTTCTTACAGATGACCATCTTTGGTTTATTACCTTCATTCCATGTACGCCAAATGTGGTTTGGAATGTCTTTCATAATTAAATACTCAATCGCCTCTTCTTCACTCATAGGAGGCATAGGTTCTGTTTCGTGTAGCAGATAACCGCGAGTATGTTTCTTAAATCCTGGCATTGCTTCATCTCTTGCAAGTTCGTGATATACCCATACAGGTGGAAGAATACCGCCATTCATTGCACATGCCATCCAATTTGGATCAGGCACAAGTATACTTGCTGGTTCATCAACGTTATGCTCAAACACAACCCGATAGTCTGACTGATGTGGTTCAAGGTTTTCTTTTGCCCAACATAGTCTGTCAAATAGTTTTAATTCTTTTAATTGCATAATTTATCCAGCCAATTTATATCTAATCATTAATACGCCTTGTGTGGCTAGCTGAGAAGTATTTCCGCCGCTGCCATCTCCACCCATTCCATATCCAGCTGAATCATGTCCTGTACCAGGACTACCACCAGTACCATTCACAACCACGCCACCAGAACCACCAGCACTATAGTAGGTTAATGTGCCAGTAAAGTTATCTTGTATGCCTGCTCCACCGTTACCGCCTACACGATATGCGCCGTTGGTACCTGCACCTCCAGCTCCTCCTCCGCCTCCTCCAGCGGCATTAGTATCTGATGATCCATCATCACCGCCAGTATTACCTTGTCCTGCAGTTGCACCGTATGGATTGCTAGAGGTGTTATTACCACCACCATTACCGCCAGATGAACCACCAGCTCCGCCTCTAGCTTCAGTATAAGGACTTGTTCCTGTACGTATACCTCCTCCGCCACCGCCATCAGCAGTGAGATTTACTCCACCACCAGTCAATGTAGTATCACCACCAGACCAACGGCTAGAATAATCGCCTCCAGTTGCACTATTAACAGGCGCGCTTCTACTACCGCCAGCGCCAATCGTATATGTATATGTTCCTGCTGTTAATGCTGTAGATCCTTTCAAGAATCCACCGGCGCCACCTCCGCCACCTCCATTGCTGCCACCATCACCTCCACCACCGATGATGATATACTCTGCACTATCGATATCTTGAGTTACAGTAAATGAACTACTACTATCAAATAAATGATAACGCCATGTTTCAGTTCCATTTACAGTAATGGTTTCACTTAAAGCTTCTGTACCTTCCGCAATAAATCTAAATGCAAGTGCCGCAGTAGTAGTCGTACTAATTACATGAGTACCATCAGTCGCGGTTGCTCTAAATTGAAAAATGCCCGCGCGGGTGACATTTGTACTTGGTTTAATAGTAAATCTACCGTTATCACTATCAATAATAGTAAAACTACTATCTAATTGCTGAGGCGCAGACGGAGATAATTCATAATTATATTCTATAGGAAATCCTTCTTTATCAGCCGCGGCAGCAACTTCAATAACTTGTTGAGATCCATCTAATACTAAGCCAGTTGACGCAGCTAATGGGGTGTCCCAAGTTAGCGTCTCATTAGGGCCAGAATAAACTCTATCCCATTCAGAACCATCCCAGTTAAATAATGCCTTTTTATCTAGCGTAAATGCAAGATCACCCGCAGTATTTCCTGATGTTGGAAGTGCTGCAGCGTTTGCATATGATGTTGCTCCACCGCCACCTGATGCATTGTCAAGACTAGTAGACTTCACATCGCCAGTATTGGTAATCAGATTTGCGAGTAATCGAGTTTTACTAGCCATTATGCAAGGTCTCCGTGAAATATTACAGTATTTTTATCATAATCAGTATAAGCACCATCTACATCTTCATATGCTAAAGAGACTGCAGAAGATGTTATAGCTGGTGCACTACCATATGTCGATGCAGCCATTGCTGGATTTATAGCTGATCCACCGCCGCCGCAATAAGCAGCACCAGCATAAGTGTAGTTTGTATCACTAAAACTATTTGAAAATGTAGGAGTTAACTGCCCTACTGCAAAATCGTTAACCGAAGATATATTCAAGCTCTTTAATGTAGTTGCAGTTCCAGTGTTGTCATATACTAGAAGTGCTTTCGCACTACCACTCACAACATACTGTGTACCGACAGTGCCTTCTGAACTGTGCTGAATCTGATCTGCTACTATCTTACCGTATGCCATATCTTATCCTACGAAATATCCGTTAAACATACATCCTCTATCAGATAATCGAACAGAATTATCACTTTCAACACGCATTCCATGCTGTACTTCTTGACCTAATGTAAGATACAATAATGCGTTAGCTTCTAATGTATTGTATGTGGTTGCATGTCTAATATTATATGTTTGAGAATAAATTACATCTGCTGTAGATCTAGATGCATTCAAACTACCGGCACCACCATTACCGGTATATCCTGGTTCCATTAAAAATGTGACAATATATTGATTACTTGTTACGCTTTCAGCTCTTATCTTAATATTAAATTGGTATAAACCAGATACAGGCGCAGTAAATTTATTATTCGATATATCATAATCATTATTTCTATCAAATAATTCAGTACCATTTGTAGAATACGGTATTGGTGTATTTCCTGTACCAGCAGCAAAAGTGTCAAGCTGATCGTCAATATACACACTAAATGCACATATATCAGGTCTTATGAGTTGACCACCCAAACTCTGTAATCTTACTGCGGTCATGCGAGGTATCCGTTAATCATTGTACCAGTATCTGTGTCCTCAAAATTATTGGTGTCCATGTCACGGCATCCAATACCATATGAAGATGTGGTTAGAATTCCTTCGTATTCTAAAAACACACGGGCATTTTTGCAAATACCAGCAACAGGATAAGTTGAATTACTCATAGGAGAAGTCAGATTGTAAATATATAATCCAACACCATTGTCTGTTGCAGTACTTATATTGAACCCATCATCAATGGTTGTTTGATTTCCATATGACCACGCCTTCGCCGCACTTTGCTTAGTCAGCGTGACTGGACCACCAGATGATGTCTCTACTGTATTTGCGTGTAGTGTGCTCATGCTATCACCAATGTTGCACTATCGTTAATTGTAATTGTTATACCACTATCTATAAAGATAGGACCAGCTACTAATCCATTCTTTGCAGAGTCAAGTGTATAGTTTGCAGATATTGTATGACTATGTTCTCTTACAATACCATCAATACCTACAAGAGTTAAAGTTCCTGCAGAGTCTACTCCTCCTCCACCGCCGCCACCAGATGCAGTAACAACTTCAGCATCAAGAGCTGCTGGTGTTCCTGTAGTAGTAAAATTACCTGCTATAAGTCTTGCTTTTGATTCTGCCATTTATACCAACTCGAAATAACTAAATCTAAATGAAGCTACATAGGTAATAAATTCAGTACCTGTAGCAGTTGATTCAAATTGTATATCACCTAAAGCTGTAGGCACACAATCTAAATATCTAACCTGTTTTGTTTGATTGTTATGGCTTGATAAAATTGATAATGTTACATCTGCAAATGGAGAAGGATTATCAATACTAGCATCAAGAGGATTTGTATCATTCATATCAGTTTCGAGTAATCTACGAAGCCAGAGATACATTTCATTATAAGATTCAAGATTCTCATCTAATATAACTGTCAAAGATAATTCATTAAAAGTAATGGACTCTCCGGGAAATGGTATACCTTGAATTCTGCGAAAGGGAACTTCTGGTGCAGTAATAAGCATCCCTGGATGAGTTACTGTTTGACAGAAAAACTCAAGATTAGGATAGTTTCTTCTATCAATCGTTACCTTAAAACTAGTAGGTTGAAGGTAATTGAAATTATCAGTTAAAGTTGCCATGATTCTATTTATACGTTTTTTGTATTAAAAAAGAGGCAGCCGAAGCTGCCTCAGTTTATTATTTTTTTTATTATTGTAACTAGGCGAGGATGTTGTCCACGCGGAAGATACGGTAGTACTGGTTGGTTTTAGCTTGTGCCAGACCATTGGCTGGAGTTGCTCCTACGAATGGGTTTGAAACCATACCGTAGCGAGTCTTAAAGCCAATTTTCGGCTGGAAAGTTTCTTCACCGACCGCACGTACCATTGTGAGTGGAACGTATGGGCAATAGAAGAGACCAGCGTCATATGGGTTTGTGCCCTTATAACCAACGTTGACGTAATCAGCAGTTGCATATGGGTCAATGTAGACTCTCATGCGTCCGTTGAGTACACCAGCAAATGTGTTACCAGTGTCGTCAACCTGAAGAGTAGTTGACATTGCAGGTGTGTAATCCAACATGCCTGATGCAGACAAAGCAGATGCTACGTCTGATGAACAAATCATGAAGTTACCTTTGCCCCGACGAGTGTCTTTAGCAATTTGGTTCGCTTCACGCTCGATTTGTACAATCAAGCCCTTGAATTTTTCTACTGACCAACGGCCATCTGCATCTGTTGACAAGTCAAAGATACCAGAGTTAGCAGTGTTAGCAGTAATTGCACCAGTTTTAGCTTGGCTATTAACAGTACGGATAACTTCACGGTTGATTTCAGCCATGATCTCTGTTGAGAGAATGTTAGCCAGCTCTGTTTCAGCATCCAAACCATGAATGGCTTTAAGATCCTGAGCCAGTTCCAGTGAGTATTCAGCTTTCAGTGCACGGCTTTTCGCTGTGACTGTTGCCTTCTCAATGGTGAAGCCCATTTCTGCGAAGTCAGTATGACCATGACCTGAGCCTAGAGCTTCTGCGGATGACAATGGCATTGCTCCACCGAAGTCTGGACCAATACGGTTATCGTCAATTGTGCTGTCCGGACCTGCTACTTTACCAGAAAGACCTGAAGTATCAGAATCCTGAGTGCCGTTAGAATCACCGGAGAAGCCAGTGACTGCTTCGTTGAACAGTGCCTCATCACCTGCAGTTGCACCTGCACGTGTTGTTTGATAGTTTGATTTCATCGCAAAAATCAAGCCTGTTGGACCTGACATTGGCTGAACACCACACATATCGTATGCCATAAGGTTAGGCATTGCACGGCGGACAAGAGCAATAAGAACTGGGTTCCAGTTTGCTACCTGGCCTGTTGAGTTTGTTGGAGCGTCTTCGCTGAGAAGGCCTTCTTCACGAAGGGCGCGCTCTTGGTTTTCCAGAATAGCTGCAGTAACAGCTTTTCTATGATTGTCTTTAATTGCACCAGCTGACTCTTCATTCAGGACCGGTGCCCATTTTTCCATCAGCTGATCGTAAGATACAGTTTGCATTAGATTGGACTCCCTAATCTATTTGTTTGTTTTTTGGATTGCGGTAAGATACTGAGCCATAGTGTCAGAAGTTACGATAGGTGCATCTTCACCATCATCAGCTTCTTCGATGTCAGCTGCCTCAGCAATTTTCTTGGTAAAATATGATTCTTTAACGATAGCAACCTTTTCTGAAAAAGATTCTGCGTCTTCAAAATCAATATCTTCTACCAAAGAGTTTAGTTTCTCAACTTGAGTTTCAGCCAAGCCAGTTGCATGTTCGCGAACAATTTTTTCACGCTGCAGTAGTTCAACTTCTTCTTGCATTGAGATAGCTTTTGCAGTTGTAGCATTTAAAGACTCTTCGAGTTCTGCTACTTCTGAAGCTAGTTCGTCAACCAGGTCAACCTTTGACTCAGGTACTTCTACATAAGACTCTACAAACAACTCTTTCAAATTGTTCATGAAACCTTCTGCAATTTCAGTACGCAAGCCATTCTGGATAGCAAGTTTATTTTCTTCCATCCATGTCTCAACTACATAGTTAAGATAGCTGTCGACTTTTTCAACGATTTCAGCCTTAGTAGTAGAAATTTCTTCGGCCAATTCTTCGTTGTAGGCTTCTTCAAGACGGTCAATTTCTTCAGCAAGTTTTGATTTAATTGCTGCCTCAAAAATTGTTTCAGCCTTTGCTTTAAACTCTTCAGACAAAGTAGCTTCTTCATTGACCAGAGCATTCAGGTCTTGTTGAAAATCTGCTTTGTACTCGATTTGTTCTTCAGCAATTGCTTCACCATCAAACGCATCAGCGTCTGTACTTGCCATGACAGTTCCAAGAACACCAGAAAGTTTTTCTTTGTTCATACCCTGCATCGCGCCTACAGCAGCGGCAATCATGCCACCTTTAGTCTTAGGCATTGGATCCTGCTTCGTATTGTCACCTTTACGAGCTGGTGCCTTTTTAGTTGCTTCACCGGCTTTATCGGTTGCACCAATTGACTGTGCTTCAGCGTTCTTCAGATCGTGAGCTTCTTCCACGACTTCGTTGTCATCGTCATGGAGTTCAACGTCCTGATCTTCGATTTGATCTTCAGTCATTATTGACTCCTTTTTTATTTAGATTTGAGCAACGAGAGGAAATTCTTAAACTCACGAACCTGTGTCTCATAGAGATCAGTTCGAGAAGCTTTCTTAATTTCAGTCTCTATCTTTTCAATTGCCTGAGCTTCGATGATGCCGTTGTTCCATACCCATTCAACTCCTTCCATAACCCCATTAACAAAAGCGCTAGGAGCAGATGGATCTTGAACAATATCGACGGCATTCAGGAGAAAATCTCCCTTAACCATCATTGCGCCACCACGATTCTCGAGGCTTCCCATACCACGAGTTGAAACGCCTAGTTTGACACCACCATCAAGCAAACCGCGAACGATCATACCCATAGGAGTTTCCAAAATAGTCGCCTTGCCCACAACATCATTACCTTTCCAATCAAGGGATTCGATCTTGTGAGAAACTTTATCTAGATTAACAGTAGGTCCTTCAGGGTGATTCAGTTCACCTACAGCACGGCCTTTAGATACTTGTTCAGTGACATACTTGTCAACAGCACTTTCCATTACCGGCTTTGGATATATTCTACCGTTACGATTCTTTTGTTCGGCTGACATGAATACACCTTCAATGGCATATTTTTTACCGCCATCTTTAGTAGCTTCAGTAACAACTTCTAATTGGTCTTCAGTGTATTCAGCTATCAGCTTCATTTTTTTAATACCTTTACAAATTCAGTTGCGGCTTTTTCAGCTTCTTTCTTAGACTTATATGAATCTAAGCGATCACCGTCAACGTACGCAATGAAACCATTTCTCTCTTTATATACCTGCACCTGGATCCGACCTAATTTCTTTTGTACCACTAATTGGCCTTCAGGTTTTCTTCCAGTCAGTTCTCTGAGTTGTGAAAATTTTTTCATTTCGATACTATTATTTATAAAAATTATTTTTTCTATTTAGAACAAAATTATTCTTCATTTTCTTCTTCTTCATCTTCATCTTCTAGCGAGTCTTCTTCTTCGACTTCGTCATCTTCCTCATCATCCGATTCGTCCGACTCAAGCTCGCCCTCTGCTTCAAGGTCAAATTCGAGTTGTTCATCGTCGATATCGGCTTCATCTTCATCTTCAGCTCCATTAAAGATTTGATCTGCAAGTCTAATCTTTTCCTGATCAAGCGTATCATTCATTTTAATAGTCATAATGTCGCCAAATACTTTACTAGCACCATTATAATCTTTTTCAAGTGCTTGATTGATTAGGTCTTCTACATTTGGTAATTCAATAGCATTATGTGTTACGTCTTCACTCATTGTTATTTCCTTTTACATTAATATCAATACTATGTTTTTGTCCACCTACTGGAGGTTCTTCTTGCGGTTCTTCTTGAGGCTTTTCTTCAGGCTCTGAAGTTTCTTCACCATCTATTTGCTTCTTCATTTGCTGAATTTCTTCCTCAGTTAGTCTGAGTACATTATGCTGTACCCATTCTTTTGAGAAATATTCACCCACATAGTTAGCAATTTGATCAAGAGTAGCAATTCTTTCTCTCATTACTTCCATATCTCTTAATTCTACAAATTGATTATCTCTTACAAAATCAACAGATATGTTATTCTTCCAATTTTCCCAATCTTCTTCAGTACAAATACCTTTAAGTATAACTTGCTTTTTTAGAATTCCATAGAATAGATGTGCAAATCTCATGCGAAGTCTGTCAATAAACTTCTGAAACTTTAACTCATCTCTTGTAATTTCAGTAGACCTACCGAGTGAGAACTGCTGTTCTTGCTCTAATCTATTCAGAGGAACATTAAGAGATCTGAAAACTTTCTTTTGGAAGAATATGACATCTTCAATTTGACCTAAGTTTTCACCTCCAGGAAGAGTAGTAATTTCTGTTCCTTTACCGCCTTCACGCCTCGGCAACCAAAAATCTTCAAGCATAGACATATGCTTGCGATCATCTTTAATCTGGCCAGTAGCAGCATCATACACTAGTTTATTACGATATTTTGTCATAATATCTTTCATGTATTGCTCAGCTTTACCTCGAGGTAAGTTACCTACATCTACATAAAAGATTCTTCTTTCAGGTGCACGTGCTAGTCGATAAATGACTAGAGAATCTTCCATCATTCTTAGCTGGTTAATAGGCTTAAGAGCTTTGTGCAAGAATGAAATAATCTTTCTTCTATCTTCACTTAGAAGTCCTGAAGTCACGTAACTTACAGAATCATTTGTCATTTTTACACCAGTTTTTGAAACACCGGGTTTTTCTTGAAAAACAAAAAATTCTTCAGTTTTTTCGACAATATCAGCACCAGTTTTTGGATCTTTTTTCTTTTTAATTTTTTTGACCTTACGCATCTTAGCTGCATCAATAGGTCTAACTTCAATGATACCATCCTTTGGATTTGCCTCATTAACAATAAGGTGATGATAAAGCCTACCATCAATATACCAACGTCTGAAAATATCGTGTCCCAACTCTTTAAAGTTGAGCATTGCATATACAGTGTTAAATTCTTCTACAAGTTTATTCTTAATACTTTTTGAAACTTGTAAATTTTCTAAGTTTAACTCAAGTATTTGAGTTAACTCTGATCCAGTAATCGCTTCATTAACAATGTCTTCAATAGCCGCATCTACTTCAGGATGCATAGCATTACCACGATATTTCATAATCAACTGGTAATTGTCTTTTGAATCATCGTCGCCAAGATTAAGATACTGGCCATAGTGTGTGCCAGAAGCAGTTGCATAACTGCCTCCTTCATCATCTCGAGGCGGCACAATAGAAGGAGATTTTACTTCTTCTTTTTTCTTGGCACGTTTGATTTCAAAACCAAAAACCTTGATGCCGTCATTGCTGGAAAAATCTTCCGCCATTTTCAAATCCTAACTAGAGAAAAAAAGAGCCGGCCATAAACCGGCTCCTTTTATTTATTTATGTAGTTGTGTTAGTCTCAAAGTACTGGTAAGACCATGTACATGTGAAACGCTCAATCGCATCAACTTCAGCGTATGATACCGAAATATCACTTAACGTAGTTGGATATGCACCCCTAAAGTTATAAGTCTTTAGGATATCGCCTGAACGATCAAGCTGTTCAACTTTCAGATCTGCTTCGTACGCAATTGGTGTTGTAAGACCGGTATTTGCAGAATGTGCATTAATACCATTCATCCAACGTTCAATTGAATCTCTGACTGCAAAATCAGTGTCATTGATGATAGTTGTTTCCCAATCACCGAATGTGCGATCACCAGCCATTTTAAGGATACGTCCTCTAAATGGTACTGGAATAACACCGAAAGTTGAGCCAGGAAGACTTGCTGCTTCACACAAGAATGAAGTTAATTCAGCATCGCCATTCGCAAATCCTGGATAGTTGATTGTTACTTGGAAGAGGTTAGGACGAGCACCGCCGCCTCTCAGCTTTGACTTAAAGTCATCTACTCCGAGAATAGCCATTGTTCGTTACCTCCTTAAACCGTGCCAACTACTTCTTCAAAGTCAACACCTGTTCTTACAGCTACAAAGTTTAGAGTAATGTAGTTGATTGAACGTGCTGGTTTGATGAAGATGTTTGCGATGAACTCATTGCGATCAATGATTGCAGGAGTGTTATTAGTCTCGTCACAGACAACGCGGAAATCTGTGATACCACGTCTACCTTTGACTTCTCTAAGAACTGGTTCGACAATATTGACGAACTCTGCACGTGTAAACTCATCATTGAATTCAAAGAGTGATGATTGTGCTGCTCTTGCAATCGCTCTTTCTAGAACAAGGAACAATCTACGTACATTGACTCGATCAAATGCTGAAGGACGTCCTAGCATTGTCTTATCGCCGTAAAGCAGTGTACCTTGACCTGGGATATTTGCAATCGGGTTAATATCAGCTTTGTAAAGCTGATCTCTTTGTGATTTATTAGGAGTCCAAGCAAGAGCTGTGATACCTAGCAAATTACCTCTACGAATACCTGCAGGTGAGAACCAAGGGCCTCTATTAATATCAGTTGCAGCGCAAAGTCCTGCAATTGAAGATGCCGCAGGGATGTTAATGTATTGATCATTGTACTTGTCATATACTTTGAGATAGTTATTATCCATCACAAGGTATGATGAGTTAGTAAATGTATTGGCAGTTGCAATTATGTTTGTAGTTGCAGTTGCTGCATTTGTTACATTTATAACATCAGTACGTGCTGGTGATGCAACTACAATACAATCTTTACGAAGAGAACTTGCAGTAGCAACTAGATCATTGACAACTGTTGTCTGATCTACACGAGCATTCATTCCAGGAGCAATCAAGAAGTCGACTTCTACTTGATCACGATCTTCGAATAAATCGAATCCTGTGAGAATTTCAGATGTTGTAAGAGGACTTGAATTAACGCCTTGCGCCATTGGATAGTCTGAAGCAAGAGTAGAGGTATTAACGGCATATGATTTGCCATTTGTTGAAGTTGTACCTGCACCTGCTACCTGGTAATCTGAATCAAAACCTACCATCCAAATATATTCAGAACGTTCGTTAATTACATCCTCAATATAGTTTGTTGTCCCATCAGTGTTTTTAGCATCATCAGCAATTGACAAGAATGGGAAAGTTTCAAGAACTGTACCAGCAGTGCCAGTAAATTCTCCGTTACTATCAATGATAGCAACATGAACTTCATCTCTTGATGCACCTCTACCAGATGCATATACTGATGTTCCAGGGGCTTTATCAAAATCATCAGCGTATGTCCAATTTGAAAACGTTACGCCACCTGCTGAGTCTGCTGCAAGTAAGCTTACTTTCAAAGAGTTACCAAGTTCACCTGGATATTTTGCTACAAAGGTGTGACTTGCTGCTGATAGTGATGATTTTTGTGAATTAAAATCGATCTCGTTTTTAACAATTTCTGTGTCCAGTGAACCATCACTGTCGGTATTAGCTTGTCCAACTATTGAACGAGAGTTTTTAGCTACTGATGTTACTTCTCGTACAACTTGCAATGAGCTAGTGTAACGTAAGAAATAAGCAGCTGAGTGAAAATCTATTGTGGTGTCAGAGTCTGGATTGGCGAAAGTATCAACTAATGTTGCTTCATTGTTAACAAGAGTTCTTTCTTCAACCGGACCCCAACGAAAGTTACCTACGATTGCTCCGGTAGTTGACTGGACGTTAGGAACGCCACCTGTCAAATCTATTTCCTTTACAACAACCGCTGGACTTTCTGACGGTGTGCCGAGTGCCATAGCTTTGTTTCCTTCTGCTAATTATATGATATCATAATACGGTTATTGTTCAATATGCTATTATTTATAATATTACCATTCTCTATCATATACGACTTCACCACCACCGAAATCAGGATCATAGTCTTGAATTTGCCATTTATCTTCCGGTTTTCTTTCTAGAGTTTCTATGAAATCGCTTCCATTGTCTATAAAGCCAAATGGCACAATATCTTCTTCAATTTCTTTTCTTCTTTGCTCAAAAAGCATATGTTTAATGTCAATATCTGTCAAATCAGCAAATGAGTTTGTTGCAGTAAAATAACCAAACATCACAAGATTCATCATTAAGTCATCATGGTTTCCATCAGATGCTTCATATGATTGCCCTCTTGCCTCAAATGTAGAAATTTCTAAGATAGTGTTTTCATCACAAACTTCAAGTTTTCCTGTTTCAAGCAAATCCTTAATTGCTGAACAACCAATTCTTTTACTTTTACGAGTAATTTCAATGCCAATAGCATTAGCTTTAACAGTAGATTCAACATGCACATTTTCATATTCTAGATCATGATATAATCCATTACACACTACCGATCCCTGATCATTTGATTCAATTACTACATATGCTTCATTGTAAGAAACTGCGTACTTATATATAATATCAGGGAAGAGTAAAGGAGAGATAGCATTATTGCGATAAACAGCAACCTGCTTAAAAGGTCTAGTGCTAATATCGATCACTGTAAAAGTAGAATAATCCTGGCCTCTTCCCTTCGCCACATCTACAGTCATGATATAATTGTGCTTTTTCACCGTTTCCTCATATATAGCTAGCGCGCCGCCCTCAAGAAAACGTTTCGGGTTTTTAGCTCGTAAACCCATAAGAGTTTCAGCACCAATTAGTGTATCGCCAGTACCAAAGAAAGTATTCCCAAATTCTTGATCAAACTGTAATTGAGATGTATTTGCAATTGTTTGCATTTTCCATTGATCATCTCGACCAGGCACATCCCACCAATCAACTCTAAAAGACTTAAATTCATTTACATTTTGCATTGCACCTTCCCAAATTTTGTGGAAAGTGTTGCCGATGCCATTTGCAGTAGAAGTTACAATTACTTTAGTGTTAGTACCTGATGAAATAACAGGATATGTAGATGTGTAGAATTCAGCTGCCTTTTCAACAAAAGCAAACTCATCAAGATAAAGAAGATTTACTGAAAGACCACGAATAGAAGATCCGGATGTTGCAGCAGCTATAATTCTTGAGTTATTACTGAACTCAATCGTGCCTTTATTTAGTCCTTTACATCCCGGCTGCAGAAAAAACGGGGTGTTTTCGAGCATGAGGGTGACGCGTGACAGCATCTCACGAGCGGTAGCTCCCTTATTCGCGAGGATCGCGATAGTTTGCTCTGGATTAAACAGCGCATACCAGAGCAGGTAGGCGCACGCGGAAATCGATTTTCCCGATTGTCTGCAAGCCAGTACAATGTTAAACCTATGCTCATTAAACGTCTCAAACATTTTTTTCTGATAAGGATAAAGCTCGAATGGAACTAAACCTCTATCAAGTGAAATTACTTTACAATAATTGCGCGCAAAGTAAATAGGATCTTTCATACATCTTGAGTATTCTTCTACTAGTTCTTGTGTCCATTCTTGTACGACACCATCTCTTTTAACCTGAGGATTCCCTAGATACGTCTCTTGCTGTGACATCTATTACACTATCATCCTTACCATTCAATAATTTTTGAAGATCTGCAGTAGAGCTTAAAAATAAGTTATTATTTGTTGTATTCGCGATCTGCTTAACTTCGTCTTTTTGAATTTCCTTATTTTTCTTATTAAGGTCCATCAATTTATCATTCACGTCTGATATATTTTTTATTAGTCCAGACAAAACTTCATATGCTCTCGGATGCTCTGATTCTCGAGCAACTTCTATCATCATATCTAAGCTTTCTCTGCCTTTTTCTATTAGTTCATAATATGTACTTCTTGAATATTCATAATCATTTTGAACATTTTTATCATCTTCATTATCCATTTATCACCTATAGGGCAGCTATCCTCGTTTGAAAATCAGAAAAATCAGCAGATGCTGCTACGACACTTTTTAAAGAAGATAAGCTAATATAGCTAGCATCAGATGAATCTAATCTTTCATTATTGATATTTCTCATATCGTATAAAAGTGCAATGTCTGAATCATTATTTGATACATTGGTTAATAACGCACCAATCTGACTAGTATGCGTTGCTGATGTAGTTGTAAGCGTGCCAATATTTCCAGTATTATTACTTATATTGCTTGTATTAGTACTGACATTTGTTTGAAGAGTTGATATATTGCCTGTATTAGTGGCCACATCAGTAAGTAAAGTGGCAATGTTATTTGTGTTCAAGGCTTGTTGTGCTTCTAAAGGACCAACTCTTCCATTGAGTGCAGCAACGTCAGAATCAAATCCTGAATCTAGTGCGTTTACAATCGCAGTATAATAAGTTAAATCAGAGTCTATATTACTAATATTATTAGCATTTTGTGAAGCTCTGAGATTTAGATCTTGAAAGTTTCCGTCGAGCTCAGCAAATGAGAGCTCGCTTCCTTTGGTGCTTCTTAACGTAATGGTCATTATTCTACTCCAGTAATAGTAGTACTAAATCCAAAATCACTATCAGGCATTCCAAAAATGCTTGTAGGATTAGGTTCTACAGTAACAGCTTCTAAAAATGCATCCGAATCAGTACCTAGTCTATCCATATCGAATAGATTTGCAGTAGTAGTCCGGACAATATCTTGAGTTCCTATTGGACCATAGAAGCTTACTTTCATTTGAAAAGCTATTGTGTATATGATAGTTCTTCTAGTTTCATATGATCCTTCATAATCATCAGTAAAAGTTACTGACTGAATTATAACAGGAATATCTTCTTTGAAATCAGGATACTCTTCTAAGAATGGTAATATTGTAATTGTATATTGAGGATTAAACGTAGGAAGAATTTGCTCTACAATTTGTAATGCATCATCTTGATTTTTAGCAAATATATTTAATGAAAAATCGATAGTATATGGAACAGGAGAATAAAATTTTTGCCTAGAAGAATTACTTCCGGCAATTGCTTTAAAATTGCTCACCTTTGTCAATTGACGAGTAGTATCATAATCAATTGCGGTAATTTCAAATGACATTCGAGGAAGCTTTAACGCTACCTTTTGATCACCTGGCAACTCTGCATTTTCACGCACTCTTTCTAAATACTTCATTTTCGGAGCATACGCAAGAGGAACTTTCAACTGGTTGAGAATACCACCGGCCGAATTCTTACGAACTACGTAAATATTATTAAATAGCCTGCCAAAAAGAGAAACAGACTTACGTATTTTTTCGTGATAAAAATATTGTCCAAACATCATTGATCCTCTGGATCACCAAACGGATTATTTTCAGTAAAATCTAAGAAATCATCAATATAAGATTTAGTAAATTCATTATTTTGTTCTGTGTTAGACATTTTGTTGTCTTCTCCAACACCAATAGCTTTCAAACCTGTAGTAGCTCTCTGGCCATTTCTATATGTTCTATTAAATACAGTAATATTTTCTTCAAATGTTCTCAATACACCATCACTAGATCCTACATGAGCTAGATATAAGTATCTATCTGAATCTCCAGCCGAATCAAGCTTATATCTTGCTACTTCTCCAGTCATTAGTTGGCCACTACTTAAAGTTTGACCTACACTATCTCCAATTTGATAATCACTGTCATTGACTCGGTTATCGATGATTGCTACACGAGGTATTCTTGTATAGCCACACCCAGAATCTGATACGTGTATACTTGTGATTGCACCGGTGCCACCTAAAGCAGCAGAATCGATTGCAGCTACTCCCTTTGCTCTACGATAATCAAAACGCTGGTGAATCATAGGAGTAGTATTAAAATAATAATCATCTACAGAATCTGGTACGCGAGTGCATTGCGCAGAATCAAAAATTCCATTATCTAAAGTAGTGAATGTAAAATTATCTATTTTTCCAGGAAATCCAAAATTAAACACTGGCGTAGGAACAGCATCTGATGTATAGCCAGTTGGTCCTACGCTATCAGCATCATTTCCTAACCTAAATTTAGTGCCACTATCTAAAAATCCTCCAGGAGCAGAAGTTCCGTCATTTCCTCTAAATGTAAAGAAAGAAGCATCACTATCAACACCAACTGAAATATTGCTATCAGTCACAACTACATGTAAAAAATTCCATTGCCCAGGAGTAATAGCACGATCAGTATTCCAGTGATTTAACGTATTTCCAATACCTCCTAATGTCTTATAAGCTGAATCAACATTATACACAACACCAAATTGGCCTGAACCATCTGACATTAGCTTTACTTTAGGTGTCCATGCTAAAGTGCATTTTCTACTAGAATCTGCATAATACCAAAATGAGATCTCACTTGATGCTAAGCTTCCATTTCTATCGGAAGTTATATCGCTATCAATTAAACTCATAATAGTATTACTGTCATGATATAAAGATGCGCACCCAAACTTTGCAGAATCAGAAAATCCATACAAATTAGCACTATCATAATATGGAAATTCTACAATAACAGTTGGTGCTACTGTGAAATAATTTCCACTATCTACTATAACTAATTGATTAACTTTGCCCATTATGGTCCCAACACTGCTCTAGCTTTAGGTTTCTTAGGACCAAGTAGCTGAACAACATACTGATATGCATAATCTCTTTCAACCTGATCAATATTTTCAACGCCAGTATCAAAGTCTTCGCCTGTGTATTCGAATAGAGTACATCGCATTTTATAAACCGGCACATTTTGAACTTGATAAAAAGGTTGTTCATGCTCTACGTGATTTATTTGAAACATTGATTGTGTGAGAGGTAGATAGATTAAATCACCTTCTCCTGGTCTTAATATTTCAATTCCTGAATTTTGAAATCTTTTAATTTGATTTTTCCAACGTGTTCTTGATACAATAAATGTGCATTCATCTCTAATTTCAACACCAAATCTTGTAAAAAGATCTCCTTCACCATCAAATCCTTCTACGTTTTCAATATACATCTCAATTTTTTGAGCAGAGTTAAAGTTCGATGTTGGATCATCTCCCAACAAAAAATCTTCGTTCATTAAATCACGAGGTATGTAATAAACGTCTTGCCCATAGATCTTTAACGCCTCTATGACTAAATCTTCATACAGGTTGATCTCTGATTGAACTTTTTCTGAAAAGTAGAAATTACGAGCCATATTATCCTACCATGAAATCTGGTGGTAATTCGAACTCGTCTCTAATTCTCTCTCTTAACGCTTGAATTTCTTGAGTTGCATCATCATATAATTGTCTACCATTAAATGTCACGCCCCCAGGCATCACGATGCCTTCAAATTTAATTAAATTTTGTCCCCACTGTTGTTTGATAAGTGCAGTGGTGTATTCTTTTAGCCACATATCATTATAGATTGACGTATACGTGTCTGGATCTAAAGCGCTATAAACTTCTGCTACTACATATTCACCTACAATAATATCATCGTCATGAAAGTCTCCAAAAATATGCAGCCTATCCTGGTGTCTAGAAAAATTAACCTGAGGTGCTCCATTTAATTTCATATCTAGCATAGACAAATATTGTTGCATTTGATCATAATACGCCAAATCACCTGCAAAATTTTGCAAGTCTGCAATATCGTTCAACATCATTTGATATTTTATATCAAAAAAATTAAATGAGGTATTAAAAGAACTTGCAATAGGAAACAATTTTGAAACATACAAAATGTCAGACGAAATCGGAATATATTCGTTAGCTTTATCGGCCGCAGTAACCTGATGTTTTAGATAAGTGCGTACAGTCGCATCAGTGTGATACTCTTGATAATACTGAATAGCTTCATCGACGCGATCTTCAATTTGATCTTCATCAACATTAATTTCTAATACTGGATCACCGAGTCGTCTTTTACAATACTCAATCAGTGTATCTCTGGAATTAGGTGGTGCCATAAAATAGTCTCCGATAAAAAATCTTTTGACTATTTATATGTTTTTTGAATTAAACTAGCCACTAAATTCTGCGGTTGGTGGGGTAAAGTTACCTGTG